TTCTTTTATCACTGCTATATCTGTAGCACGACTTGTACTAAAACCTTTTACCGACGCTCTTGGAATTACTGATGAGATTGACGATTTTGTAAAAACTATGTTTAATTTAAGTTTACGACTGTTTGGAGTAGATGAAGCTTCTAAAGCAGCGAAAAAGGGTTTTGACGGTCTTGCCTCTTCTTTACTAAGTGCTAATGAAATTTTTCAAAGTCTACCTGATAAAATACTTGTAACTAAAAATGCTTTGTTTGGACTAACCACTCTTACTAAAGAATTAACTAAGCAAGACTTGGCCAAAGAGTTCTCAGACCTATTAGAAAACCTCGATGACCCAGATGCAATTGATGATTTTAGAGATAAATTCAAAGGATTAACTTTTGAAGCAAAACAAGCATTAGAAGCGATTGTAACTGAAGCTTTACGTTTTCAGGAAGTTTTCCCTAGATCTTCCAAATTAGTTTCTGCTAGTCTAGGAGAAGTGAATAGACAAACAGGAGTAGCAGTAAAGTCGTTAGCAGACTATTTATTTGTCCAAGAAGAAATTGCTAGACAAGGGCTAGGAACGGCCTTTCAAGGTGCTGCTGCTATTGACGGTGGTAATGTAGTTCAATTTAACCTTGCATTAGCAGAGACTGGTAAAATTCTATCATTTCAAGTTGCAGACACTGAACGAATTAATGATCTTATAAAGGAAGGCAATCTCGCTGAAGTAGAGCGTCTCACGATTGGTGCAGGTATTTTAGGTTTCCTATCTCAAGAAGCTAAGTTTAGAGCAGATCTTGAGGAGGGAAATTTAAATGCAGAACAGTTGAAAAAAACTGAGTCAGCTCTTCAAGCAACTTTAAACAATCTCTTAGAAAGAGCTAAAAAACTTGGTGATGAGATTCTAGAGACACAAATTAGAAATGTAGCAGCAAGTCAAAATCGACTTACAGCAGAAACTGAGATACAAACACAACAAGATTTATTTAATAAACGTATAAGAAAAGATTTTTCTGCACAACTGGCACAGGCGGGTAAGCTTAATGGGTTAGCTAGCGTTAAATTACAATTAGCTACAAGTCAATCAGAGATTAATAGAAATCAATTAGATCAAATTTCAGCTATTTTAAAGGCCGATAAAAATACTACTAAAGAAAAAACTCTTCAAGAGACTGTTTCTAAGGTTGCTGCAGGACTAGTATCTAAGCAGCTACAAGACATTAGAAAAATTAGAGAAGAAGAAGAAAAACGTCTTAACACCTTACGAAAGCAGCTAACAGTTTTAGAAAAACAAAGCACTGTTAAAGATAGCCAAAGAGATCTTAAAGCTTTACAAGAGCAAAATTCCATTGCGCAGAAACAAGCTTCTAGCGCAGAGCAGTTGCGTAAAGCAGAAGTAGATCTTAATAAAATTAAGCGCCAAGAGACAATAAAAGCTCTTGAAGATCAAGCAGATTTACAAAAATCTCTTTTAGATAAGCGTTCAGGATTATTTTCTGAACAACAACTTCAACAATTAAAAATTGAAATAGATGAAAAAACTTTAGCAGCTTTACGTGCTGAGACTGCAAAACAAATTACTGAACGTAGAAACGATTTAGCAAAAGAGATTGAACTTATTGACGATAAGGCCAAAGCGGATATAATTGCTTTAAATCTACAAAGAGATATTGCGGAACAACAAGCAGCATTAGAACTTGAAAAAATTAAACAAGACGGTATAAAATTTGATCTTGAACAAAAGCTCCGTGATCAGAGAGTAAAAGAATTAGAAGCACAATCTAACATATTCAAAGACTTTATAAATGATTTTGCAAGGTTGTTAGCAGGTCTTTCGGCGGATATTAGGATTGCGACTGATCCAAAAATTAAAAAGCAAATAGAGGGTGGAGCTAGTATTGGTAATATACGCGAGGGACTTGTTGATCTCGGTATGGAAAAAGTAACTCCTCAATTAAGTAAGGGGTTAGATACTTCTATGCTCAAAAAGCAGCAAAATGATATAAAAGCTGCTTTCGATAAAATTACAGATTTACGCATTGCAGAAATTGCTAAAGAAGAACGTGCCACCGAAGAGTCAATCGATAGAAGAATAGATGCAGTTATAGAGCAAGCCGATGCTGAATCTAAGATTAAAGCTCTTGTTGCTGAGAAAGATATTCTAAGTTTACTATCAACTGTCTCAGCTCGTGAGCGTGTGATTGCTAAGGCTAAGGAAATGAATGCTTCTCTAAGCACAATGGAGGTTTTACAAATTTCTGTAGCATCAAATCTTAGACAAGGCTTAACAGGCGCCTTTGAAAATCTTAATCAGCAATTAATTGAGGGTACTCTCACAATGGATTCAATCGGTAACACTTTCAGAGATATGCTTGGTGGAATGATGAAAGCTATTCAGCAAGAAGTTTTCGCTACTACCATTGCTAAACCTATAGCTACTGGTATATCTGGCTTTATAGGAAGTCTATTCGCAGGTGGTGGACCCGTCCACATGGCTGGCGGTGGTGTAATGAGACGCGACCGAGTACACGCGATGCTAGAGCCTGGCGAGTTTGTCATGCGTAAAGAAGCTGTTAAGCGCATTGGTATGGACCAACTTCAAATGATGAATGCCGCCATTCCAGGCGGTAAGACGGAGATGATTAAAGGTCAACCTCATATGCAAGCATACATCACTCCTGGTGAAGCTTCTATCCTTAAAAAACTAGGCGGAAGTGGTGAGACGTACAAAGGATTGCCTGCATTTGCTGACACTGGTGGAGATGTTGATAGTGTAGGCCATGGAATGAACGAGGGTCAAACTACAGGTAATCCCGGAGGTGGTACTTCAAACACAGGCGGCCCAGGTCCTAATAACCCTGGTTTTGGTCAGCTTGGTGCAAATGTGTCTTCGAGCGCTCCTGGAGGATCACATGCGACTGCATCGTCTGGTGCTGTTACCGCAGGACAGGTACAAGCAGCAATGGATAGGGCTAGAGCTACTGGACGAACTGTCGGCATAGTAGATAATCTAGATACTAAATCAGATAGAGAAGAAAGAGCAGCCCAGATGTCTCGGGAGCAGCATGACTATGCTCAAGAAGTTGCAGAGAGAGCAGCAGCTAAAGGTTTTAAGGATAGGAATACTAAAGTAGGTAAAGGGCTTCTCAGCCTTGCAATAAATACTGCTGTTGCAAATCCGCTTGGTAAGGCAGGACAATTTGCTGTTGGTGCTTTAGGACTATTTGGAAATGATCCTGGATCAAAGGCAACGGGTCAAAAGGGAGCGATGGCGGATGTGGGACCTTCGATAGCTGGATTCATAGGCGGTATGTTTGGGGGTAATCCAGATGATCCCTCTAGCGACGAAGAGATGGCTTCTGGTGGTATCGTTCGTATGGCTGGTGGAGGTCGTGTTAATCAAATGAGAGACCGCGTACCTGCACTTCTTGAGCCTGGCGAATTCGTCATTCGCAAACCAATGGCTAAAGCTATCGGCGGAAAGGCACTTGGAGCAATGAATGCAACTGGAAGCGTGTCACCTGGTAACGTTTCTGTTAATATTAACAATCAAGGTTCACCAAAAGGAGCTACAGTTTCAGCCCCTCGTATGAATGGTGATAAAATGATTATTGATGTTATAACTCGTGATCTTCGTAACAACGGTTCTATAAGAAAATCTCTAAGAGGTGGTAATTACTAATGGCAACTTTTCCTGATGATGCAACAGCACCTATTACAGCGTATCCCGTAACTGCGACTGTAACGTACAGTTCTACAGCTGCTCAGACATATTTTAACTTACCTGCGACAATTTCATTTGCAGGGGAAGTCGCTGCATTTTCAGACGGAGTATTACAAGCAACTGACTCTTACGCTCTATCAAACGCAGGACAAAGCATATCATTTGCTATCGCACCTAGCGCTTCTAACTTAACTCTTCAAACAGTATCAATTCCTGCAAAATTTAGAACTACTCGTTCAACTTTTACTACTCTTGCTGTTGAATATAGTAATACTTCTACTAAGATTATTGACTCGAACACCTACCTAATCAATGCTAACACTGAATCTTTTGCACTACCCGCTGGCGCTAATACTGATTCTGTGGCAGAATTACAAGTATATGTGTCTGGTATTTATCAAGCACCTACTGCCTATACATACCCTTCAACTGTCTTAGGATATAATGGAATTGATATAGGTGATAACACTGCTACTAAACTACTTTTAAACTTTGTTAGTAATCTTACTGACGAAAGTCCCTACGCAAAAACAGTTACTTCAAGGGGTACCACCGCGTATTCATCTAATACACTTACTTTTTCTGGTACTAACTCATTAGAAATTCCTTCTCATCAAGACTATGATATACACATTGGTGATTTTACTGTAGACACCCACTTCACCCTAGACGCAGGAGCAAAAATGGGATCTAACCAAACATTAATGGCAAGATATCAAGATGCAAATGATTACTATTTCTTAAGAGTAGTAGGCTCAAACTCTAATGTCGCTTTTGTGTCAAGTGTTGGCGGTAGTATAACTGAGTTGTATGGTGGTAATGTCAATGCCGCTGCGTCTTATCACGTAGCCTTATCCTATGAAAGAACTACTGAAAACCTTCGTTTGTATGTCAATAATGTATTAGTAGATCATGGAAACTTCTTAAAAGGTTCAACAGCTTCAGGACCCCTTCAACTTGGTAATGCAAATGTTGTAGGTGAGATGGTTGATGGCTCAATGAGTTTCTTTAGATACGCAGCAGCTCCAAGATACAAAACAGCTAGTATTCAACCAATTGCTTCACCTTTTGGTCAGCACGATCGGATGACTGTTATATCGGGAGCTCCTTTAGGAGCAATCAATTCAGCTGACGAGCTTTCCGTAAGAGTGTATGACTCTACCACCGAGACCATTGATAGATTTACTTCCATGTCAGATCGTAAACCTGATAAAGGTATTGGATCTACTAGAGAGTTTAGTACAGTAAAGTTCATGTCACAGGCTGGCTATGAGAAAAGAAGACTTAAATCAAGAAGATCAAAAAGAGCCTATGACCTTACCTATTCAACCGTTACGGGAGTTGAGAAAACAGCTATTGAAAACTTTTATGTAGCAAGAAGCGGAGAGTTTGAATCATTTACTTTCGATTTATCTCATATTAACGAGACCGGTACTATAACTGTAAGATTTGAGGGACCTCTAACTGTTGAACAAACATACTCAAACGGTAACAGATTAATTGATAATTTTTATAGCGTATCATTCAATCTACAAGAGGTATTTGATTAATGAGCGCTAGGTCTTATGATGTAATTTTAACTGTAAGTAGTGTAACTAATTTTGAATCTAAAAATGTAGTTATAGGCGTAACTACAGGCACTACAGGAGTTATTGCAAACGTTGATGCGTCAACTAATACTCTTAAAGTAAAATTAAATAATGTGTTACAAGAGTTTAAATCGAGTGAGACTATACGATCTAATATTATAACTTTATCTACCTCAGCTAATGGCGCTTTAAATACCACTTCTCTACCTTTTCAATCAAACACAATGTCAGGTAATACAACCACTGCTACAACTACTATTTCTGCTATAGCACCTAGTAATTTCAAAGCTGCAAAAAACGCTTTCGCACAGAATCCAATAGTTAGGTTGTATACGTTGTATTATCCAGGTGAATGGTATCCCCCAAATGCGGCAGGCAATCCTACCGGTCAGGGAGAGGGCCGGGCGTGGCCTAATAATTTTCCACTTAGATTTGCTGAAGTAGTAGGTGACTTGACATCTGATATTTTATATAACGTATCATATAATTCTTTGTCGTATATTCCTTTCCCTGTCAATATGTCAACACTTGCACAAGGTACTGAGGGTAAGATTGACGAACTTACTTTAGATATTTTTAATGTAGATAATATTATAACCGCTGTTGTAGAAGACCCTTTTTTAGCAGGTAATAACATATCTAATTCAGTTGTAGCTACTGTTAATGGAGAAGCAGTTCATGGGATTGATCCTAGAACTTTAAATGCTAATCCAGCAGATGTAGGATCAGCAGGTGATGAAGCTTTTGATACTCTTACGAGAGCAAGAGCTAACGGTCTAGCGTATAGCGCATCAATTGAGGGTGTGTATGGTAGAGCTAATGCTTCTTTTGACAGGGATCAGACTCTTTCTATAGGAGGAGAATGGGTTGAGCAAAAACTTGATACTAGGGACTTACTTGGAGGAGTAGTAGAGATTAAGACTACATTTGCTAATTTTTTAGATTATTGGCCTGAGTACAGCAAGATTGAAAGTGTAAGATCAAATGTGATTGAAGTTTACAATGCACTACCCTATAGAATAGGAGATAATGTGTTTGCCCAAGAGGGCACGATTGAGGCTACAATTCAATCTATTGAGGATAATGCACTCATCTATTTATCAAACGAGTTAGAAAGTGACACTAGTGTTGGTTCTGCATTATATATTGTAAATAATGAAAAAGATGGCGAATCTTATATAGAGGATACCTTTAAAATAGATCAATTAGAAGGACTGAGTGAATCTGTAGCATCATTTAACTTAATTTCTTGGTTACAATACTTTAAATTACAAACTCCTAAGAGAAAATTTTATAAAAATACGTGTCAATGGACGTATAAAGGAGAAGAGTGTCAATATCCTGGGCCGGGTGGTTTATCTATCCCTGGCACAAGCCTTACCTCTAATTCTAATCCCATTGCAGCTAATAACCAGACCGCTTCTAGTGCCTCTGGCGATGTTTGCGGTAAGTCTATAATATCTTGCCAAATTAGAAATAATCAACAACATTTTGGCGGCTTCCCTGCAACAGGCAGAACTGTTCCAATTCAATAGAGAATGATTTGACCGAAAATCAAAAAATTAAAGGTTGCATACTTCCTTGGCTGCATATATTCGGCGCTATAACTGGCGAGTATAGAGCATGCTGTCATGTGGAATTTTTAGATGACGAATCAACCGTATTAGGCAATCATAAGCAAACTTTAGATGAAGTCTGGAACGGAGAATCTTATCGCAACATCAGAAAGCGATTTTTAAAAGGAGATATCCCGGACGGCTGTAAGAAAGTATGTTATGATAGAGAAGTTCATGGAGATAGTATTAGCAATAGGCAACAAGTTAATAAGAGATTTAAGAAAAAAGCTTACTTACAAGATTTAACCAACGACGACGGTAGCCTGCCTAATAAACCCTCTTATTTAGATCTACGTTTCGGTAATCTGTGTAATTTTAAATGCAGAACCTGTGGTCCTTTTGCTTCGACAAGTTGGTACACAGACTGGCCCGATAACAAACTAAGTTCTGTGGTAGACTATTATTCTGATAACGAAGCTGTTTGGTCTAGCTTCCCAGAGTATTTATCTGAGTTAGAAGATATTTATTTTGCTGGAGGAGAGCCTTTTGTACAAGAAGGTCACTACAAGTTACTATTTAAATTGATAGAACTAGATTATGCTAAAAATATAAATCTTCAATATAATACTAACCTAAGTTATACTAAGTTTAAGAAGTATGATCTTGAAGATATATGGAGTAATTTTAAGTCTGTAGATCTTTGGCCAAGTATAGATGGTTTCGGTACTAGGGCAGAATATACTAGAAAGGGGTTGTCTTGGAAAACTTTTGAAGCAAACGCGATTTATTTTAAGAAACACATTTCAACATTTAGTTGTGTAATTAGTTTGTATAGTATTACTTCAATGCCTGATTTAATTCTCTGGTGTAAGAAGAATGGGTTCAATTATTATGGTAATATACTTAATGGCCCAGAAATGTTTAATCTCAAGTGTTTACCTAAAGACTGTAAAAAACAAATAGTTGAACTTTATAAACGTTTTGTCATAAAAAATAAAAATATACTATCTCCTCATGATTTATCTCAGATAAAGAGTTGGCTGTCTTATATGAATGGGGGAGATTTTTCTGCGCTACTTCCCGAATTCAAACGTGAACAGACACGTTTAGACTTATTACGTAATGAGTCCTTTGAATCGACCTATCCAGAATATGCTTCATGGTACAAAAATATTTAAGTTTAAGACATGAGTACGGTAATGTAGACTGTATCAGGCTAATTAAAAATTTCTATAACCAAGAGTTAGATTTAGACTTTCCTCTTCCAGATTATCCTCCCTCAAGAAAATGGTTAAAGTTATACTCAACAGACTTTGTAGATAGTTGGGCAGAATCCTGCTTTAGAAAAGTTAATTTGACGGATGCTCAAAACTATGATGTAATAACCTTTAAGTCTAATAAAACTAATTTGATTATTCATTTTGGTTTATTCATGCAACCAACAAAAATGCTTCACATTGAGGAGGGGGGTTTCTCATGTATACAAACAATATCACCAGAATGGTGGCAGTGTATACACTCATTCTATCGACATGACAAAATGGTATGATAACTACGTAGGATTTCCTTTTAAACATTTAGGAGATGATCCTACTAAGGGTATTGACTGCGTTAATCTATTGCGATTAGTATTTAAACAAGAATTACAAATTCATGTCCCTCTTGCGTCTTATGATTTTTGCAATATAGTAGACGAAGACTGGTTTAATAAAACAAGCGATCAGTTTTTTGAAGAAGGCATTAAGACTAAACAAGATAATTTTGGATGGAATAAAGTTTTAATACCCAAACAATTTGATATATTATTAATGAGTGTCGGAAGCACTAATGTTACTAATCATTGCGCTATGTACGTAGGAGAAGGTAAAATTTTACAAACTATGTTTAATCGTGATAGCGCTGTATACCCGTACAAAACATGGTTTAAACAATATACTACAGGAATTTACAGATGGAAAGATTTGCCAAACTAAAAGAGGACATGAACAATCATGCTTTAAGAGACTACCCAAATGAGGCAGTCGGTATTATTACAAAAGATTTTAAATATGTTCCTTGCCAAAATATCAGCGACTATCCAAAAACAACTTTCTGGTTAGATCCTAAAGACTTGATAAAACATGATGAAAATATATGGGGCATATTTCACTCTCATCCAGGTGATGAAAATCCAATTCCAAGTAAGGATGATAAAATTGGAGCAGCTTTTCAAGAGTACAAATTTTTAGTTGGTTTCAATAATAAATTTTACATATACTGGTATAATGATCGTATAGACGCGCTTATGTTTGATAAGCTGGAGGAAAAACACTTTGTTAAGTAAGATTATTGTTCATTCTGCTTATAGCAAACTTTTTACGCAAAAGGTTTATGAAGTTGATGTCGTAAGATATGCTGATATACTAGTATATCTAACTTCTATGCACACAAAATTTCGTAACTATGTAAAAAGTGTTGATAGCGGTTTGATTGATGAAACTTATTGTCTACTCAACAAAGATAAAGAAATTATTACTCAAGACGACTTATTCATTAGACGAGTAAAAGAAGATGACTGTTTTTACGTTGTACCTAATTTTATGGGTGGTGGCGGAAAAAATGGTAAATTTCTTATGTTTGCGGCTATGATGGCTGCTGCGATTTACACAGGGGGTGCTAGTACTGCTGCAGGAGTTGGTAGTGCTGGTGCTGCAGGAGGCGCAGGTGCAATGGCTTCAGGTTCAGGAATTGTTCCTCATGTTGCGGGAGAGCTTGGTGCGGCTCAACTTGGTGCGTCAGGCTTTAGTTTAGGCTCTATGGGTACTACTTTAGCAGTTAACGCAGGGTTGGCTCTCGTAACTTCAATGTTTACTAAGAAACCTTCTGACATTAAGCGTACAGATCAAAACTCAAGACAAAATAATATGTTTGGCTCTCTCAAAAATACAATAGATAGCGGTACTCCTATAATGCTAAATTATGGACTATTCAGAGTGGCAGGTCACTTTGTTAGTGGGTATCTAGATACAACAGATCACGACGCAAGCGCGTCAATCACCGTACAAGAAAAGTTTGATACATGAAAAGAAACTTTGTTACTATTAATGAACAACAAGTTCCAATTATTAGAGGAGCTGGCGGCGGTGGCGGTGGCGGCAATGCGGGTGGTTATAATGAAGAACCTAACTCCCTATTCGCTACAGATATTCTGTTTGCGACAATAGCTTTAGGAGAAGGACCTCTTTACAGAATTAATCCTAACGGCCCTCAAGATATTGAAATAAGCGATTCTTCTATTGATGATCTTATCAACTTAGATGGCGATGGCAGCGAAAAAACAAGTGATTTTAAAACACTTAGTAACCCTGGTACAACTACACAAGCTCCTCTTAAAAAATTTGGTGATGAGTCTATAACTCCTCAAAATTTTGCTTCTCCTGTTAATCTTAAAAAAGGAAACATCGATGGAGTTCCTGAGAGCAGAGTAATTCTTCAGGATACTAGTGCGTTTTCATGGGATGCTATTAGATTTTTATTTGTATGTAATTCTTTATTCCAACAAGATGATCAAGGTAATGTGTCAGGACACTCTTTAACTGTTCAGGTGCAGATGTTTGATAGAGCAGGTCAACCTTTGGTATACCCCACAGGGCATTCAAAGGCTGGAGAGTTAATCTTAATTAAAAAAACAATCTCTGGTAAAACTAATGTTGCTTATAAGTTTGATATCACTGTGGAAATTCCAGATTCGCTACAAAGTACTGATGGTTATAAATTTTCAGTAGAAAAAAGCTCAAGTGAGAGTGGTGATTCAAGAATTAATTCTAACGTTCAGATCATCGGCTGGGCAGAAATAGAAAGAGCTCCGCAGTCTTATCCAAGAACTGCACATATTGGGTATGCTCTTAAAGCTATTAACGAGCATGTAGGACAAATCCCTACTTTTAGCTCAATGGTAAAAGGTCTAATTATCAAAGTCCCTTCAAACTATAACCAGCCTATTTTAGAAAGTGGAGAAATTGATTGGAGACAGGTAGAGGTTCCTGGTCTAGCTTCTCAAGGTTTTTATATAGGCACTCAAGGTTATAGATTACAAAAAAGCGGTAGCACAGCACTTAGTGATCCTAATCCTCAAATATATGTAGGAACGTGGGATGGTTCGTTTGTATACTCTTGGTCCCAGAATCCTGTCTGGATTATTTACGATATCTTAACAAATAAAACTTATGGATTAGGTATTGAAGAAGATAACATAGATAAGTATAAGTTTTATCAAGTAGCACAGTATTGTGACGCCTGTGATGAAATTACAGGTAAATTTCAAGGAGTAGATGGTTTAGCTGATGGCAGCTACCGTAATAAACCAAAAGGGTTTAATCCAGGTATCATTAGGACACTCTTAACAGGTTTACCTAATGGTACGCCTATCAAAGAGCGTAGATTTATTTGTGATATGCAAATTTCAGATGTGCAGCCGACAATGGATATTTTGAATACGATTGCTGCATCTTTTAGAGGAACTATAGTATATTCGTTTGGTAAACTCTCGCTCGCTGTAGATCAACCTAATCGATATCCTACGATGATTTTCAATGAAACTAATATCAAAGATACTTCATTTTCTATCAGTGGTGGTAGAGAAAGTGACATGATTACTGGAGTTGAAGTTAGTTATGTTGACCCTAGAAATCACTATAAAAGAGAAACTGTAAGAATTGATACTGACGATAAAAACGATGGTTCAGATCGTTCTACCATTGAAAATGTTATCAGTCTCGATCTGCAAGGAGTTACTAGAAGAAGTCAGGCGCTTAGATATGCCCAATATCATATCGCAGCTACAAAGTATCTCAGAAGAACTATTTCATTTACTACTAGCTTAGAAGCTTTAGCCCTAGCTCCTGGAGATGTTATATCTGTATCTCAGAACATGACAGGAGTAAATTACGGATTTGGAGGAAAAGTAGCTAATAATTCTGCTGTAGGCGCAGCTAATCCTAATGTAACTCTAGAACACTTTACTTTTCCTGCGTTGACAGATGCTGTATTTACTAACAATACTTATCCTGTAGCACTACGTATTATCAAACAAAAGAACGATAGAATGGATTTGTATATTGTAAGTAATAACGCTCCTGACTATCAATTTATTGGCACAGATAATGTATCAGTAGGTGCTGATTTAATCATGCTTACTGTCCGGGATAGATTTAACCCAATTACTGGGGCCTTAGTAAATATTGAAACCGACGGGTGGTTGGCTAATGATGCTCCTGAAAAAGGCGACTTGTGGAGCTTGGGAGAGTGGGTATCTCCTGGAGATTTAGGCACTAATAAGGCAGGTAAACTATTTACAGTGGCCGAAATTGAAAGAGAAACTGAAACAGAAGAAATATCTATCGTAGCAAAAGAATATGTTTCTAATGTGTATGTTGATTCGGATACTTTTATTGACTACACTCCTACTGCTTATACAGACATTGATAGTACCTTCTCGGCACCACCTCCACCAGTATTTTCTTTCAGAGCTTCCCCTCGTAGACTACAAGATGGTTCTGTAGTTGTAGATGGCATAATCGATAATAAAACAGAAAGAACTGGATATTCTCAAAATTTTTCAACTGAATACTTTTTAGCAACGCCAGCAGGCTCTACACCTGTAACTAATGCTCATCAAAGTGTGTTAAATATTGTAGTAGATAATTCAGCTGCCCTAACTGGAGAACTAGGACAAAGTATTCTGGTAGGTAAAAGTGGATATACAAGCACTATTGGAGAGGTTAGATTACTTTGTAATAATATTACTAGCGTCGATTCTGGGTCAAACCTAAAACTTACTGTTGAAGGACTGAATGTAGCTTTTGAGAAAAATATATTTAAGCACCTGCTAGAAGTCAATGATGGGACATTTCTAGGATTGAAAGGTCAAGATTTTGTAACTATTCCTTTAGTTGAAAAGACAGGTAAGAATAGCCTAAAGAATTTTATCGCCTTTGCTGATGATACTGTCGCCACTTCAGCAAATATAGTAGCTTTTGATAAAACAATTGATACACTTACGATTAATGATACTCAAACAGGCACACAAAAATTATCTGCTAGATTACCTGATTTACCTTTTTATGTCAGTATTAATCAGATGTTAGATTCTAGATTTTTCGCAAATAACTCATTTTATGTAAGTGGGAGTAGAAAGCAATTTGAAGTAACTAATACCATAACAGCAGCTGCTGGTTCGGATCTACATATTGAATTACCCGTAAGACCTAGAGACAAAATATTTACTACTTTGTTCGTAGACGGTATTGAACAGAGTAGAGGACAGTTTACTTTTAACAATAATGCCAAGGTTGCAGGTAAAAGAGCTAATATTGTGTATCCTGTACAGCCTGGGGATACTGAATTTAGAATTGACCTAGACCATTATACTGTACCAGCTATAGAAATAGGAGATAACGTACAAACTTCTGTAAATAGTGTATTTCCAGTTATAGCTACTAGTTACGACCCACTAAGTGCTAATTATAATGGAGCACTTAGTTCTAATTCAATTTTTAGAATTGATCTAGGAAAAAGACCAGAATCAAATTTATCAGGGTTTAGTTTTACTAATATATCTCCTAACCCTGTCGGTACTGTGGCTAATGTTTCTGCAAATACTTGCACTTTAGACTATAGTGAAGCAGAGTACCCAGGACTATTTAGATTAGCAAATAATGGTATATATGACCTACATTTATCAACTGACTACTCTCAGCTATTTTTAACTGATGATCTTGTCATTCCTAATTTACCTCTAGGTATAACATCTATAAAGGCTAGGAATATTAATCAATTTTCTCGTAAAAGTGCTTTTTCTGAAAAATCTATAAGAGTTAGTAATTTACCTATACAAAAAGTGAATCCTGTTGAGATTACTGAGTCTTTGTACCGAGACGCAACTGCTGGTGTAGCTGTTCGAATTACTGTCTCATTTACTCATATTACAGGACAAGAAGTAACTGACTATGAAATTTCATACAAACTTGATCAAGTAGAAGATATCAATGAAGATGGGGGTGCCTCTAATCTAACATCTTTCAATACTGTTAAAATTCCTGCCACTGGTGTTGATGTGGATGGTAAAATTAGGCATACTATTAATTTTACTAATAGAGGAGCTAGTGCAGGTGTTAACACTGTTACAGTTCGGATTGTACCTTTAAATAAAAGTATTAGAGGTGTTCCTACCACTGCTACTAAAAGCATACTCGGTAAAACAGCAAAACCACAAAATATTTTCAACTTCACAGGCGGCCAACAAACTGACCAGATTACACTTTTTTGGCAGTATGTTAGAATAGACGATGAATTAGCAGACTTAGACTTGAAAGAAGTGGTTATCAGACGTCTTCAAGGTACGCATACAGCTACTTTAGCTAACTTCATTGCAGGTAACCCTTTTGTACAGGTAGCCGCTGGAGTTAACAGAAAGTCAATCCCAATTGACTCGTTTGGTACATTTACCTATCTTGCAAGAACTCGTGACACATCAGGTAACTTAAGTGAAAGCGTGGTTGCAACTACAATTACTACTTCTAGACCTAATAGAAACCAAGTTGTAGCTGCATATAACGAAGATAGTCCGAGTGTAGCTTTTGCAGGTATTACTAATACAAACAACGGACAAGATAATTTCCCTGCTCTCACAGAAACACTATTTGGAGGAGTGGTACGCTTTAAGGAAGATGGGACTACTCCTGGTACAGGCAACCCCTCTACTCTTGTAGATAACGCAAATGCTTCTAGTTCAGGATTCAGTGTGATATCAGGCTCTCCTACAGATATATTAGCAGACGGAGAGGCTACTTATTTAACAGAAATACGAGATTTTGGTGCTACAATTACAGCAGCAGTGTTAATTGAATCTGAAGGCACTCAGTCCATTCAATCTACTTTTAATGACCAGTTCTCACAAATTATTGAAAGCTCTACTGAAGCAACATCTGCAGGGCAGCTTAAAGATACGAGCTTTGGCGGGATCGGTAGTATTTTAGGCCACAGTAACACTACTTTTACTGGCACTAGTGCGATTAGATTTGATTCGAATAACCAAACCTTGATGAGTACAACATCATCAGGAAATGTTTATGCCATAACTACTCGCGGTGATTATGTAGGAAATTCAATACCTATATCTGGTGTTACTAAAGCTTCCCCAGCTGTAGTAACTACTAGTGGCAGTGAACACGGACTTGTAAACGGTGATAGAATTATTGTCCATGACGTGTTAGGAATGGACGAACTTAATAACAAAGAACTTTATGTAAATAGAGTGAGCGCTACACAAGTTCAGTTGTATACTGACTCTGGAAGAAGTTCTGCTCTTGATTCTTCTGGTTTCACCACTTACACTTCTTCAGGAGTGTTAGATCAAGGAGACTATGCAAACGCTAATGTTGTTGCCTTCATTGCTGGAACTATAGATGCTAGTACTATTAAGCTGGGCAACACATTCTTCGCAAACGGAACATCTACTGGAGGAAATAATTATGCAAATCTTTCTGTGGCTGGGACTAATTACTTTTTAGTTGATTTAAAGCAATTTAATGATTTTGGCTCTGCTGAGACATTTGAAGGAGATTTAGGAGCTGTATCTACTCAGGTGTTTATTAGAACTACTACCGCAGCAAATTCTGCTTTATATGATTCTGTTGCAGCTGGGGGCTTTGCGACCGGTAACTTAACTCTTGATTCTGATGGAAATCCCAACTTTGATCAAGCAGATAATGGTGATGGCGGTTTTGTACCCTACGAGGCAGGAACTAGAACCTTGCGACAGTTCCAATTAAAATTTGTAGTAAACAACAAAGAGCCTGAACAGTTTGACTTTACATTTGATAAACTTCGGTATACTCTAGAAAAAGAAGTTACAATTTTTACAACAGACGTATCATTCGGATCTAGTCCTGCAACTGTTAACTATTCCTCTGCAGGATTTTTGAATAGGCCTGTGCTTAATTTTACACCAATCGCAACGGAGACAGCACAAACAGCGTTGGTCACCTCAGCTAGTTCTACTCAAGCGCAGTTTACCTTGTATGATATAGAGAATAGTGCGTCAGCTGGTCTAGGCGATGGACCAATCACCGTACAAGTAACGGCAACAGGAGTATAATATATGTCATTAGTAGATTCCAATACCTTTATTGAACCAACAGCAGGTACTTCTCTTAACTCTGCGCGTTCTCAGTATAACAATGCTCTTAGGTCTCTCTTAACGAATTTTAAATCTCAAGCTATACCTACTGCAACTAATATTGTCGCTTCTGGAGCAGGAGTAGGCGAACAAGACGGTATGCTCTTTAGAAGTGCGCTTACCAATGCGTTATACATATCAGATTCAGTACATTTTAAATCTTCTCCTGTAGGTGGTAAATTTACCCGTGTTGGTGTAGGTAACAGAGTTGAAAACGGTATTGTTGCTTTAGCAGGTAATATTGCTTCATATGAGATAGGGGAGCTTGTTGCTACTGTATCAGCTTCTGGTTCTTTGTCTGGTAATTCTCGTCTCTATCTAAAATCAGGTAACGCTTCAAACATGACAGACATTGTTGACGTGGGTATACCCCCAACAAATGCCTCTGTTACTAATGTTATGCTTGCTTTTGATAGTATTACTGCTGATAGACTTAAAGATGGTAATGTTCTTCTAGCAAAAGCTGACTTCACAACAGGCGCAGGAGATGGAGGAGCAGGCGCTGCTGCAACTCTTAAAATTTCATCTGCCGCCACTCAAGACACTTCTATCGGATTTGGTACTCGCGCTACTGCTAACGTCGCCTTAATCCATGTACATGGATCTACAGGAGTTACTGCTGGTCTTAACCTTAAAGATCAGGGGGGTGCTTACGCGCCTATGGCTTCTAATTTAGCTCTGCAATCAGCCATTCAAGGAGGTACTACAGCTCCTGTTCCTTTAGTCCCTGCTGGAACTATAGTTGCTTGGGGAGGGTCTACCGCCTCTGTTCCTACTGGTTGGCTACGAATTGGTGGGCAGGCAATAAGTAGGACAACATACGCAGCTTTATATGCCATTTGTGGAGTTAACTTTGGTGGGGGAGACGGATCCGGCACATTTAATTTGCCTGACGGTCGCGGTAGAGCTTTATACGGATTGAGTACAGCTATTGGTTTAGGGGTTTCAGCAGGAGCAGTAACTGGGGCCGGAAAAGTTACTTCTCAATCAGGTAATGCAAATCCTAATTCACCTACAACACAAAACTTTTCGACAGGTGCGAAAGACGCAGGTACAGCAGCAGCTATAACAGCTATATCGTTCGCTGGACATACGCACGATGTTACTTTACCACACTGCGTTGTTAATTGGATAATTAAAACATAGGATACAAATGGAATATATACTTTTTCAAATAGACGAAATGAAACAACAAATGGTATTTTGCCATTATAGAGACTTTTCCAAAGGAAAAGCAGCAAATAAATTAGTACAAAGGGCATTCCCACTTACTTTAATTAGTGAGCATGAGCCTAGAATCCCTGAACTAGTAGAAGGGGAAATCGTAGGAATTTTTTATGAAAAACGTGGCGAAAATGTCGTTTCTGAGTTACAATATTTAGATAAAACTGAAGAAATAACAAAACAAGAAGATTTAGACTGGATCGAATCGTTTGTAAAAAAATGCTGCATAGATATGACTCATGATGAGTTACTTAAACCTCCGTCAGTAGATGAACAAGTTGAAGATTTTATTAAAGAATTTTTTGAAAACGACGAATCAGAGGCTTTAGAGCAAAAAGATTTTTTAGCTGACTTCTTTGACGAAGTTGCTGAATCTGAAGAATCTGTTGAGACTGTTAAAGAACAAGAAAAGATTGAGACTAAAGATGTTGTAGCTGCCCATTTTAACGATTCTGAAGAAGAAGCTTTAGAAGAAAAAGATTTTTTATCAGAGTTTTTTGCGGAATTAGAATCAGAAGATGAGAAAAAATAATTAATTAAGGAGCTAGTATGGCTTTAACACGTGTAACAGGAACTGTAATAGCAGATAACGCACTAAGTGCTGCTTTATTAGCAAACGGCGCTATCAGCGCTAGACATTTAAGTCCAGGTGCTGTAGGTTTGATTGCTTTAACAGCTGCTGCGAATTCTTCCGCAGTGCATGTCGATCTTACATCTAACATTAATTCTCTTCAGTCAAATATTAATACTGTAGAGAATAATGTTGATATAGTATCGTTTAACGCGGCTGCCAACAGCGTCCAAGCTACTGCTAATATTGGTATTGTAAGCGGTAACTCTATCTCTGCTATTGCTAACACTATTCAACTTTTAGCTAATCTTAATCAAACTTCCACAAATGTGACTAACATAATTACTGGTACTACCCCGTTTACCGGACAAGTAACTATGCAAGATGATCTAGTGATTACTGGAAATCTTACAGTAAATGGTGACCAAACTATAGTCGATTCTACAAGTTTGACTGTAGAAGACCGTATGATAATGTTGAATGAGGGAGGGACAGGCTCTCCTTCTGCTGATGTTGGTATATTATTTAATAGAGGTAACCAAGGAAATGCAGCGCTCTTTTATGATGAGTCTGCTTTAGCATTTACTGTAGCAGATACCGCAGATCCCCCCTCTAATACTTCTTTATCGGCTGTAACTTTAAGTAACATTACTGTAGGAATACTTTCAGCGACAACTGTTAAATATGGTGGTGCTGATCTTAATACTGCTATAACAGATAATGCTGCTGCTTTACAGGCTAGAATTACTGCCAATAGCACTTTTGCTACGGCTGTTGAGGCAAGACGTGTGACTAACGTAGCCGTCGCTGCCTCAAATGATTTTATCACATTTACACGCCTTAATGCTAATATCAATGTAGTTTCAGATAATGTTGCATCATCGACAGAGATGACACCCTTTACTAATGTTAACTCCGCACTAGGTACGTCAAATTGTTTTTTTGTTGGCCGAGATATCACTTCACATGCTAACATTGCTGTAGTATCTTTAGATGGAGTTACTCAAGGTAACACAGAATTCGTATATCACTTATCTAATGATACTATCCAATTTAAAGACGTATCTATCCCGTCTGGAACAGTAGTAACAATATTTAGTTTAGCATAATGAGAAAATACCGACAATTAACAACAGAGCTTACATTTAGGTGTAATGCTAGATGCCCAGCGTGCCATCGTTGGAAGCCTCTCCGAGTAAACTTAAACGATAAACAACATACAATCACTTATGACAATTTTCAAAAATTATTTTATCCTGAACTCCTACAAAATGTAGAGTGGTTACTGTTAAACGGTAATTTTGGGGACTCTATAATGAATAAAGATTTCAGAGAAATAATTTCTTATGTAAAGTCACAAGGTACTAAAATTAAAATACACACAAACGGCGGCATACATGGTCATGATTATTGGACCAAGGTAGGAAATATTTTAACAGATAAAGATATTATAAACTTTGATTTAGATGGTTTAGAAGATACTCACTCTAAGTACCGTATTAATACTAAGTTCGAAAATGTGTTAGCAAATGCAAAGTCAGTTATAGCTACGCAACGTCCTCAAGTACATTGGAAGTATATCGTTTTTGAGCATAATAAACATCAGGTAGATACCGCTAAACAAATTGCTGTAGATTCTGGATTTACTACGTTCTCTACTGTGAAGACTTCTCGTGACGTATTCGCACCTAAATCTGGAAAATTTGTTCATACTAAAAAAACTGACGCAATGAAAACAGCAGAGAAAATAATTCGTTGTGTATGGGATGATTGGGGTAAGTGGTACATCTCTCCTGAAGGTTTAGTTTTTAGATGTTGTTGGACAGGTGGCCATTACTATGATGAGACGTCTGGAGATCGTTTTTACTATCCTCCTAAGTTTGAACAGATGTTTAACGGTTTTCATGTTCCCATGGAAAAGATTTTAAGTTATGATTATTGGAATAAACTTCAAGATTATTTAAAAGGTTATGAGAGATCATTTAAATTGTGTAAATCACAGTGTGGTAAACTTATATCTTCAATAGAAAAGGAAGAGCAAAATTTGAAGACAGGAGAGAAAACTGTTTTTGACGCCTATGCTCAAAATACAACATATGAAACCTAAAGTACTACGCAAAGTTGGAAAATTTAAGTTTTTAAGATTCCCAAATCAGGGTATACGCCGTAATGAACGAATTAGAAAACTTGCCACCAGTGGCAAATTGGGTTATTCTACACTTGAGAAATTTATCAATAAAGAACGTTCGCTCGGGTATCCAATTAAATACTCTAAGCCAATAGGATTTAAAAGGAAACGTAAATGAAAAAAGATGGACATACTGATGTAGCTTCTTCACGTAGAATGTGTAGAACCATTATTGAAGATGCTAATGATATTTTAGATTCTTTGCCACAAGATATGGAAGCATCACTTCCAACTTGGTGGACTAACAAGCTTGCTAAATGTTCTGCTATGATGAATGGTGCACGTGATTATTTAGTATATTCTACTGATACCCCAATGCCTGAATCTGAAACAGCAGAAGTCCCAACAGACCAAGTTGTAGTAGGAGATTTTAAGAGTAAGCATTTTGATATTTGTCCATCAGCTGTGGCCCTATACAAAGATATTGAAGCATCAGATGAAGCTATAGAATCCGCTATGCTCCATGACATGCTATTCAAGGTAGAGAAAAAAGCAATCGCAGCTAATATGGCAACTGAAGATCAGGTTGAGAAGACTCAACACTATGCTGATATGATTATGGAATTAGCAGAAGAAATGAATATGGTAGATGAACATGCTTATGTAGAAGATGTTCACATGGCAAAAATGAAAGAACTAGCAAATACGGAAGAAGATAACGTTGAGGATAATGATATGACTCCTCCATCTGTGAGAATGATGAATGCCTCTTAAACGCGGTAAATCACAAAAAACAGTTTCTACAAATATTAAGGAGCTTATGAAAAAACCTTCAAAAGCTCGTGCTAAGGGCGTCCGGACTTTAGCCAAACGTATGGGTATTACGCCTAAAGAGGCACAGCGTCGTCAAGCGGTAGCAATAGCTCTCCGTGCGGCTGGTAAACCTCTTAGGAAAAAGAATAAATAAATTTTGACATATATACAGATATTTGTGACAATCAATCATAAATAATCTTTTCTTAAGGAGAAAAAACTATGGCTACTTTTGATAAACGTGGTATCGATGGGTACGCAGCTTCTATCACTGACATTGCTGCTGCTGATCTAACTCAGGGCAACAACGGTGTGTTGATGTTCCCAGGTACTTACACAGCCCCTACAGCACTTAGCGCTTCTGACTATGCATTTGTAGGTGTCGGAGACCCCGACGAAATCATCATTGATGGTGACATGACTGTTGCTAACACCTCATCAGGTGTTATCTCATTTAAAAACATTACATTCCAAGGTTCTAACGGTGCTAAAACATCTAACACCTTTAATATAACTAAAACTGGAATTGGTTCTTGCACACTGTTGTTCGAGAACTGTAAATTTACTAACGCTGAATCAGCTGTTGACCATGGTGGTACGCTGGCTCAAATGACCACTACAAAAGCTGTTGAAATGAGCTTCTGTGATGGTACAGGCGTTAACTCAGGTATTGCAGCAAATGCAAACGTTGAGATTAACTACTGTCGTCTTGGTCCTGGCGAACACACACGTGTCGTTGGCACAGGAAGCCCAACAATTACAGCAACTGTTGTAGCCTCAACAGGTGGTGCTAATGTTGGTAACATGACTGAAACAGTAACAGCTTTGATTAGCTAATATTAGAAGAGGAGAATGAAACATGGCAATGATTAGTAAATCTGCTAAACAACCAATGGAGGGCGCAGCCGCAGCTGCATCTCCGTTTGCAGCCGCAGAAGGCTCAAAAAAAACCGCTAACGGGTCAGATGGTGGTGCATGGAGCGCAGATATGCGTGCTCCAAAGCATTACGGTAACCTACGCACTGGTGATAATACCCCAGGCGCTCGTGGTGCTATTTCAAAAGGTGTTAACTCAGCTTCTGAAGATGTCACTAAAGGTATGGGCGGAAGAGTCATTAAGGATATGAAGTAATGGCTAAGTCCATTTCAGGTGTCGAAATGCGAGAAGGTAAATCTGTAACGATTGGGGACAATCGTTACGGTTTGCGTGAAGAGTATGACCCTGCAAAAAAACGTGAAACCCTTGAGCACTATCGTACTGGACATAACTTGACTATTAAAGAGATTAAAAATCCTAACTCTCAGTCAGTTAAAACAGTAAAATAATGATAGTTCCTGAAGTATTTCAGCGTTCGATGCCTAAAGTAAAAAAGAACAAACGAAAACCTTTAAAGAAAAGGGCAGTAATAAAGTTAAAAGATTTATACGGAAAACAAAAAATTAACTATTCTAAATAAGATAAAGGTGCTCCGTCACCTGGAATTTGAATATTAAGTTTTCCTATCTCTGATTCTAACCACTTCTTTTCATAAGGCGCACAGATAAAAATGTGCGCCTTACTTTTTTGCATGATCTCCTTGATTATTGCGGTACTGTCTACGTCGCAAGATACAAATATTAGATCATCAAAGCCTAATTTAGAATAATCAAACAAAAGACCATCACAATTAAGTATTTTTATATCATCTTTTAGAGGTCCATATTTTATTAATTCATTTGCAATGACCGCCCTTTCTTTGATTATTTCAAGACCAATCTGTTTCAAGTGAGGGTATTTTCTTTGAATATCAATCATAGAATAAGGAAACATACCTGCACCGATTAAAATAAGACGATAACATTTATCAAATAACTTTAATTTCTTTTTCTCAGCAAGAGTCTTATATATCCAAGAGTTGGCCTCTGTCTTCTCAAAAACAAGATTTGATCTAACTATTTTAAAAGTACTTTCATCCGACAACTCTTTAGCCAGATCATTAAATTCTTTTAATTTGGATAATTCAGATCTAACAATTAAGTCTTTCCAATCTTTTTCTAAATCTCTAATTCTTTTTGTCATTTGAAAACTCCGTAAACCATTCTGTATCATAAGACATTGAACATTTAAAAAACTGTACTAAAGATTGAGAAATAATTTTATTAGTAATATTTTTATGATCTATTTCAGGAGCTATAAAAACTAAATCTTTATCATCTAAAGTCTTAAAATCAAAATTTACACCATCACAATGCATAATATTTAAGTTGTTCTTAGCAGGGGAATTTTTAGCTAATTGAAAAGAACTTAGGAAAGCTTTTTTATCCCGCTCAATCCCAATAAGCTCCAAGTGTTTATATTTCTTATGTAAGTTGAATAGAGAGAATGGATAGTATCCAGAACCAATATAGATAATTTTATTACACTCTTGAAACAAACTTAACAGTTTCTTTTCTTTTAGCGTAAGGTAAATTACCCCATCTGAAGGAGAATGTCTATAAGCGAGAAGACTAAAGTTTCTTATCACCTCTCTTTGATATAATTTATTAGCTTTTTTAGTAAATTTGCCAGGGTCGCCCTTACTTTCTAAGTATTTTTTCATAGCATTTTCTGCAAGCACTATTGCTTCTTTATAATGAGAAGTTAAATAATGTTTCTCAATTAAATCTAATAGTTTATCTTTTGTGTATATCACAGATTATCTGAGCAGAGTTGCTAGCCCCTTTAAGGTTGAAATTGAATTTTGCAGGAGTATACCCGTTTAGGACTGTTTTTAGAACTTTGTCTACCCTTGTAATTTCAGAAAAGTTCATTACTTTATAATAATCATATGGTTCAAAAGCGTATGCTCTTATAAATTGTTCTAATTTTTGGCCTGATTGACGAGGGATCACTATAGAAGGGATTCTTCCTTTTAAAATTTCAGTAGTAGCATTATAACCGCCATAAGTAATGTATGCAGAGCAATCAGTTAGTTTATTACGTAATTCAGGAACATACTCCACAAGGAAAATGTTCTTGTTCTTTCTACCACCAATATTCTTATATTTATTAGCAATAGGCATGATAAAATTATACTCTGGAAAGGTATTAGCTATATCAGCAATGCGCTTAAATATCATAACAGATTCGTCTTTGTTTAGTCCTGTGCTGACAAAAATATTATTGTTTTTACGAGAGTGCATAGGCTGATCCTCGTCACACACGTAACCTGTGTAAATAATCTTATCTTCTATATCGTCAATTATACTTTTAGAATTAGCATGTCTAGTTCTATCACTGAGAAGAGGTAAAATCTCTTCGTCCCCGTGAACTAATAATGCATCAGCATAATATTTAATTACTATATTTTGTGTGTATAAAACCCAGTCTTGTAAAGAGGTATTATGAGGTTCGTCCCAGGGAAAGTCTCTTACAGAAATTATAATCTTAATATTTCTTTTTTTACATTCTTCAAAATACCTAAAATATTCGTGAGCAAACTGTTGCCTGCAAAATGGAAACCCCTCACACACTAAAGTTTTAACACCATATTTTTCTAAAGTATCAATAAATCTTTTAATTCTAAAGTAGATCAAAGGCTCTTGCATGATGAACTTAAACATTTCATCCATACTCGGTACGGTAAAGTTCTTTAAAAAAGATATGTGAGGTACGCTTAACTTAATAGGAGGCTCAAATAATTGATCCATAACAACTACTTTTTCATGTTTAGCTGTTTGCTCTGCTATGAACTTTATTCGCTGAGAATGTCCTAATCCTCTATAGTACTGTGTTAAAAATCCTATTGTCATCTTTTAGAAGGGGCTAAGTAAGTATCTCCCATTGGGAATATCTTAGTTATGACATCAGCACAAGCTCTTGCAATTTCCATGTGTTCTTTTTGCGTGCCATTTTTTTCTCTTAAATCAATGTAGTGTAACCAAGACCTAAGTGTACCATTTACATAAACTCTAGACTCTATTAAGCCCTCTGGTAGAACTGCTCTTGCTTGTTCTTTAGCTATTCCTCGATCAATAGCCCAGTTGTATGCTTTTACTGCTGCTAGCCACACTAAATCTTGTTGACCGTTCCAAGATTGTTGCAATGCATTATCATCTGTATCAATTGAGTTTTGTCTATTCTTTGTATCTTGTAATCTTGCCTCTCTCCTCACAGACTTTAAATCATCCAAAGGATTAGCATAGCGTTGAGAAAACTCTTGAAAAGAAAAAGAACGATGCCTTAGAATCTGTCTAGCAATGTCACGCGTGGTAGTAATTTCTAAACAAACATTAACCATTTCAAAGGGTGACCAATGCTTTTCTCTAATTAAGTATTTTAATAATTTTTCATTAGTCTCTGTATTATCCTGATTAGAAGGATTTGACACTCTAGCACAATATGCAACAATATCTTCAATGTTTTTAACGTCAGTATCTCCAAATACTTCTTTATTTATTTGAGAATAAGAAATTAATTTAACTTCCATCACTATCTCCTTTATCTATGTTTTTAGACCATATAGAGGCTTTTCCACCTTTTTTACGTATTGTAGAAGTTCTAACTCCTCCATCGATATATTTTTTTACCTGGTCTCTATCATACCCTACATTAAACTGTCTTTGTTTCTTAACATCGTGAATGTCGGGTAACATTTTTTTCTTAATTTTTTGAATGAAATTTTTGGCTGAACGATTTTTCCATTTAATTTCTTCTATCCAATCAACATATTCTATTACCATTCTCGGCTTATAGTTTACAGAGAAGAGTGCTATTTTTTGAGTAGGCTGTAGGACTTGTGCTTCTTTAAATTTATTTTCTAATAAAAGCCATATTTCATTCCTAAACGTAAAATCAAAAGTAGAAATACCATCTGCTAAACATATGCCTTGCTCATAAACTAAGTCAGTAAAAGAATTACACTCTATCCTAAAATTTGGATTCGGTAATTGAGGGTATATGCCTGTAGGAATTGGTAATATTTGTCCTGCCTTAATTGATATAGGTTTACGAATACATGCTCTGAGGTGAAAAAAAGAATCAAGCGGGGTGTCTTGATTAAACCCCCACTCAATACTATACTCTTTTTCAAGCTGTTTAGCTATGGTGCTCTTTTCAATTTTGATGTTACAAATTTGAAAGTCTTGCAAGAGGCTCGTCTCCTTCTTTACCTGCACATATAGCGTCTACACAGTACGCTTTTAGATTAATTAGTTTTTCGTTTCTAACTAATTGTTCTTTACCAGCATTTAAGTTTTGGATATATTTTGATCTACCCTTAATAGGTAAAGCAGTAATCAAATTATCTAAGGTGTTGTACTCTTTAGCAAGAGCCTGCGCTCTCTTTGGTCCTATTCCTTCGATACCTAAAATATTATCAGATTTATCTCCTTCAATGATTCGTGATAACATATACAAGTCGGGAGTAATTTCAAAATCATCCTCTAAGGTTTGAAGTGTGATTTCTTTTCTACTGAAAATGTTAAATACTGATACATTATTATCAATCAATTGATATAAGTCACGATCTGAAGAAACAATCCATGTATGGTCATATCTATCAGAAATGTTCTGTGTAATCCAAGCAAGAATATCGTCGGCTTCAACCCCTCTAAATTTTAGAACTTCTTCATCTAATTCTTCTGGTAGTGAGTTAAGCACTGCAAAGAAGCTTTCATATTTTTTAATCTCTTCTTCATCTTGTGGTTTTTTACGCGTACCCTTATACTCACCATGCATGTCCATACGATAGTACGACTTACCAAAATCAAAACAGACTATGGTACGAGTAGCTTCATAAGATTTTGCTAGTGATTGGATTGTGCGTACAAAGTCGTCTCCAAAAGAATCAAAGTTAGGACGTTGCAGCCAACGATAAGATAGGTTGTTAGCGTCAATAATTAGTAGATTATTGTAAGTTGAGTAGTCTGGCTCTTGCAAGTCTGCAAGGTCATTCCAAGATTTTGTCATAGTTATCTCCTATATTTATAAGTAACTATATCAATTTATTAACAATTAAGCAAGGTTAGTTTGTTTTTTAACAGACATAATCCAGTCATCAAGTTTTGTAATTTTAAAGTGACATCCAAAAGATTTTACTTCAACATAAAACGGCACTTCAGTATCATCATCAAATGCGACAAAGTCTTTTGAACGATTCCATCTAAAGATAAGAAGAGGTTTCTTCTTCATCACTTCCGCTTCTCTAACTGTTTGCTTCCAAAATTGAAGCATATCTGTAGTTTTAGAAGTTAATAAGTTATTCCACTCGATATTTTTGTAGTGTTTACATTCGATAGCGTAGGGCCACCAAGCAGTGTCATGAGGCGTCCAAATATCACCTTTTAGATAATCAATTGCCCCTGATAAAGGTACTCTCCTAAATTCTTTGTTGAACTCGCTTGAAAGTCTTGTAGCTATTTTTTGTTCATAAGCTGAACCTTTAGCTTTACTTTTATTATGTGCCATTCATATCCCTTATCACTTTATCGGCAAACATCTTATTTTCTTTGTCAGATAAGTGATTTGTTGTTCTTACGTGTTCTTTTTCATAGTCATAAGGACCAGAATTTATTAAATATGATTCTAATCCAAAATAATGTTCATTGGAATACTTATTTATATCTTCATGATAGCGAGGATAAATATTTCTATATAATAGATAATCACAAGGTAAAGATGAAATAAGATGTTGCAAGCACCAAGATTGATATTGCGCAGATAGTCTATACGAGCTACTCATCAAATATTTTTTCATCTGTTCTATTTGATAATTACGTAATTGAGATGATAAATTACCAGAAGTTATAGTAGGAGACTTAGAGAAAGGTGAATATTCGATTTCGTCTATGTTTTGTCTGAAATCTTCTATAGAAACTGGAAAGGAAAATTCATCATCATCTATCTCAAAACGTTCAGCAGCAGTTAATGATATGATAACAAAATCATCAGGACTTAGAGTGCTTAATGCGTGCTGTAGTTGAAAACATATAGCATAATTACTACAACCCACTATAGCAAGATTAACTAATTCTGAATCATAGAAATCTGAAACTATACGAGGCCAATGCTTAACCCCTGTTCCATAACTAAAACTTTCACCACATACTATAAGCTTGTTCTTTTTAGATCCAGTGTCACGCAATGGAATCCTCCGCTTATAATTCTATCATGCCTTAGTTCAAGAGGGATAGTCTCAACACCAAAATAGTTAAGTCTTTCATGAATTTGTGTTTGTTTCTTATCTACAATAGCAAGATTCTCATTGATACTGAGGAGATTCATACCGATCCACTCACTAGCTCCCCACGGAAGGCCTAGGGGAGGCGTAGTCGGGCCTACACACTCATTAATCCATATCTTATCCCAACTCTTAAATAGTTCGGGTTCGTTTTCGGGAGTGACCCTATCAGCATTATATAATACAAGACCTTCTCTAATAGGAACAATAGTGCTATCAAGGTGCGCATAAGAATAAAGATCTTTTGCTAAGTGTACCTTATAAGAATCTCCAAGAACTCGTTGTAACCAGTTAGCTCCGTTTTCGTTACCTGTGTTCGATACTTGATATAGTATGTCATTATTCACTCGAACACAATTAGCAGCTTCAAAAAGTATTTCTTCATTGTGTAACGAAGGAACGCCTTTAGTATCTTCCTTATAGTTTTCGTCATAAAGCAGTGGGACAGGTGCTTTAATCCAATTATAACCTTCATTCCAAAGCTTCGTAAATATATCTCTATAAGCCCAAGTTTCAAACTGTCGGTTCCAGATAGGAGACGGTGTTTCAATGAGTGTGTCACCAACAACAAGAGTTAAATCTCTAGGACAATGATAATGCCAATTCTTTCCCTGCCATGTGGGAGATTTAGTTTCAGCTGTAGCATAGGTAGTATTAGGGCGATGAACTACAATTCCCAAACTTTTGAGTACGTCTGATAAATTATCTAAATCCTCATTTTGTTCTTCAATAATTTGATCTGGGTAAAAACCAGTAAACTCTTTGATAAAAGACTCTTCATACTCAGGAAATTGACATTTCATTGTGCTGATATTAGGAATAGAAATAGTAGAGTAGTCAGCAGTTCCTACAATGATTTCCTCTAACGGGTCCCAGTCATTATTACATGTCAAAAGTCATTCTCCCATCCCAGAGTCTGGAAAAGCAAAGACGATTAGTGTCTCTACCTCTATTGTACTCAGGATATTCATTAGTGGTGTCTAAACCAAAGTAGACACATTTAGTTTTCTCTAAATTGTATAATTTACAGTATAGGTCTTGTTTAGGTTGGTATTTATCGTATATATACATAGGACTAAATTCTTGCATTAGTCCAAGCCCAAGATATACGCTGCACATATTGATGTAATTATAGTATGGCTCGTTAATAACGTATAAAGGATCTTCAAACATTTCTTTTTGTAGTCTTATACCTATCCTGTAATTTTCTACAGGAAAAACTTTTGATAGGGAAGAAACTACGTATTCTATGCAGGGATGCGATAAATCAATTTCTATTTCAGTAGCTATATTGATATATGCTAAATCAAGAAGCACTGGAATTTCTTTGTCATCACATTCTGTTAAAATTTGTTCAAGATTTGGGTAGAGATCGCAGGTATCAGAAAATGGTGCACTTATAACCAGAACATCTCCTGACTTTAGCTCGTCATCTTCTAGCCAATCAAAGCGCATAGAAAAGTACATAGATTTAATCATTTGGTGATAAAAATACTCACCACGGGCTAATCTAAGTCTATTTTTATTTCTATATCTGGTATAAAAATGAGCAAATGACTCTGTTGTGCCTTGCGTAAAACAGGCATGTTTATACAGCGATAAGCCAGTTAGTTTATGGGGGTCAGATAAAAAATATTTAAACTGACTAAAATAGTCTTGTTTAATACTTTCAAAATCATGGTATGAACTATTAACAGCATATTTCTGAACTAAATAGTCTCGCATATAAACAGTATCACTATCGTAAACACTGTAAGCACCCCCAAAAGGTTTATTTTTATTATCAGGAAGATTTGTATATCGAGCCATTAAGAGTTGAGAAATCCTGAAACTTGAAGAGAATAACGATCTTCTAAACCTGCGTTTGCTGCTAAGTGAAGAACGGTGGAATCCCACATATAGCCAGTATTTGCTTTCCAATGCGTAACTACTGTGTCATTAAACTGAAGAAAGTGTCCTGCTTTCCAATCTAATAGTTGTAGATTAGCTCGGACTTTTAGTCTTTCTTCGTCTGGAAATTTCTTATTAATCTGATAAAAAGTATCACGATGCATAGGATTTGTCATGCCAGGGGGTTGTTTTATAATAGATACTGTAATCGCTTCTATACCTAATTGATTACCTAAATCTGTGTAGTCTATTTCACTGTTATCAAAAAATTTCTGATAAAACATAGTGTTATAGTGCGTTAGCGATTTTGGAAAGCCACCAATTTTATCGTGAATATCTTTGAGTTCTGTTTTTTGATGCCCTAAACAGTCGTGCTCAAACTGCTCCCACTCAATATCGTAGATAAAATCAAAGTCATAATTTATCTTTACTTCTTTAAGAAACATTTAAGACTCCCACGAGTGCCACCTCTTTTGTTTAAAACCGAATTCTAAGTATGTGTTAATGTTAGCAAGGCTGTCTTTTGATAGCTTTAACAATTCATTTACAAAAATTATATCAACATTGTTATTAATTGCCAAGTCCAAATAATAATTTCTTAACTCTTTATCGTTAGGTAGAGAGTATATACTTAGCATAATGACGTTTTGCCTCTTATTAATCATATCTTCTAGTATAGGTAGATGCTCTAGATGTTCATTTTCAAACACATACCCTGAATACTGGATACTGTTTTGTTCACAGTAGTTTACAATATAATTACGTTGTATATGAAGAGGAATATGCTTATCAAAATGACTATTATTAGATAAATAAATGGATGCATTATTCGTTTTTACCTTTTCTTGTTCGTATTCTTTTGGTAATCTAAAAAATCCTCCTGGATACCTACCATTAAACTCTTCGCCTTCTACTAGAACATGCCAGTCTATAGCCATTCGAGTGATGTTTGTTTTATTATTTATGTTACCATGTATATGCTCTTGATGAAATAAATGAGCTTGCCCAGGAGACAATGTTACAGGAAATGCTTTATCTAAGCTCATCTTTTCAAAGATGTCCTGTGATGTTTTGTTTTGCACTACTTCTTTTGTTATATTCTTTGAGTCTTCGTATCCTACAATCCACATGGAATTAGACTCATAGCAATTAGTTAAAGGCATCCAGATAGTACCTTGTCCTCTTCCATTGTTATAGAAAATTCCTTGATGAAAATGCAATCTACGACCAAGTTTTTCTTGGTTTGGAACCACTAAGTTGAGAGTGGGGAACCTTTTAACCAAGTACTTATTATCACCTATTAACGGTTTGATATATTCTTCAGCAAAGTCATCTATCATTTTACCAAAAGACTTAGCAGCGAATGATTTTTGAACTTTATCTGTAATATTTACTAGATTTTCAGAAGGGACATATTTATGTAAATACTGTAACTCAGTAAGATTTGGGTAATCCTGTTGAATTACATTAAGAACCCATTCACTAAAATTATATTTCTCTATGTTATAATTTAGTGTTTTATTATCCCAATTATCTTTATATGAGTTATGCATATCCTAATTCATATTTTGCAATGATATATGACTTTAAAAAATCACTTCTAACTATGTCGTCTACTCCAAACTCAACTGTACTAAATTCCTCTAATGAACTAAGAATGTTCATAAAATTAAGTATCCCACGTTTATCATTTTCTCTGGTTAAATCTGTCTGAGTATAGTCACCACAAAAAATTATCTTTGAGTTTTTACCTATTCTTGTAATAATACTATCCAATTCATGGAAGTTTAAATTTTGACACTCATCTACTATAACAACTGCATTGTTAATAGTGATTCCTCTTATAAATGAGGTACTCATAAATTTTACATTACCTTGTTGTTTAAGAGCATCATATGATTCTTTATAATTAAATAATTCACTACATATTGATCGATAAGGTGCTTCGTACAAAGATACTTTATCTTGCTCATCACCAGGTAAAAATCCGATGTCTCTAGTAGAAACAACTGAACGAACAATAAATACGTCATCATATACAGTAGAAGGATCTAACACCTCTTCTAAGGCTAAGTAAAGAGAAAGAAACGTTTTACCTGTACCTGCTATTCCATGAAGAAGTAGATGTTTATCTTTTTTATAAGACTCATAAGTAATTGTTTGATTATCAGTTATAGGTGAGAAAGTTAAGAGATCGTCAATTCTGACTTTTTTAAGAGGCTTTTGATGCCCATTTCCGTTAGCCAATAGCTAATTCTCCTTGTTATTGTGAATCGAGAATATTCGATTTCATTAATTCAGTATAGCCTCCAATCAATTGTCCATCAATAAAAATTTGTGGAACTGACCTTGCATTGGGGGCAACACTTAATAAATCTTCTTTGGTTAAGCCATTAAATCCAATTAATTTTTCATCATAGGCAATCCCGCGCTTATCACACTCGTGTTTAGCCCTCACACAAAATGGGCAGTCTGGTTTACTCCAAATTACTATTTTCATTATAGGTCGCCTTCTTGACGATTTTCTGAGTAATGAACATCAAATTCTCCATGAGGGTATCTAGACTCAAGTTTTTTAACATTTTCTGCTACAACATCATTAGGGTCTAGATCTAGTGCTCTACAAGCATTTACCCAGTACCATATAATATCTCCCAGCTCACGCTTCATATGAAAAATTGTATCATCATCTAAAGGCTTACCTTGAAAAACACACTTTTTTACAATCTCGTTAAACTCACCACCTTCTGACGCTAGACCAATACCTCCTGTCATTAGTAGTGATATATTAACTGTTCTATCAAGTTCATGTAGTTTATCCGTTAGTTTTCTTACATTATTACTTTCTTGGCTAGTTACTGCACTAACAAATTCTTTATATTTATTCAGATCAATCATAAAGAGAATCCTTTAAATGTATCTTTTGATACGTCTTGTTTAGTTCCTCCAATTACATAACTAGAGATTTCAGTTTCTTGAGGAGCAACTTGTACTTCAGCCCCTGAAATCCATTTTTGAGTCCAAGGTAAGGGATTAGCACGTGGCACTGAATATGGGCATTTTACGCCGATAGCAGTCATGCGTTTGTGAGCAATCCACTCGATGTAATCAGATAAAAGTTGAGTATTAAGTCCAATCATTGACCCATCTTTAAATAAGTAGTTTGCCCACTCTTTTTCTTGATTAACGGCTTCGACAAACATATCAATTACTTCTTGCTCGCACTCTTTTGCAATTTTAGCAAAATCAGGATCATCTTGTGGTAAAAGTTTTAGAATCTGCTGAGTAGAGCCGAGGTGTACATTTTCATCACGAGCAATTAACTTGATAATTTTAGCATTACCTTCCATCTTCTTAAGTTCAGCAAACGCCCATGAGCAAGCAAAAGATACATAAAAACGTACTCCCTCAAGAATATTAACACTAGCCATACATAAGTATAGCTTCTTTTTTAGTTCATACAGTGAAATAGACTTATTACTATTTTTTTGATAAACTCCCAACTTCATGCCATCAATAGGGTCATCGTCTTCTGTCGATATTACTCTATGTTCACCTTCGCCAAATAGTTGATACCATTTTGTCATCTCAATAAGATCGTCGTAATGCTCTGAAATAGAATCAGCACAGTCAACAATTTCTTGAATATCCATCATTTCGTCAAATACCTTAGAAGGATTAGGATAGATATTACGTATGATATGTGTATAAGAACGAGAATGAATAGTTTCACTAAATGTCCAAGTAATAATCCAATTTTCAAGTTCTGGTAAGCTGACAATGGAGCCAAAACTTTCTGCAGGAGCACGACCCTGTACGCTATCTAGTACGATCTGTCTTTTTAGGTTAGATGTGAAAATATGCTGTTCATGCTCTGTAAGATTTTTAAAATCTGCTGCGTCCCTTAAAATATCTATTTCTTCTGGTCTCCAAAAGAATCCGAGTTGTTTATCTGTTAGTTTATCAAATGCTCTATACTTTAAGGTATCAAATCTTTGCATCCCTAAAGAGTTATCAAAAAACATTTTTGATGTTGTATGGTCATATGATGTTGTATTTAGTACTGTCATTTTCTTTTCCTTATAAAACGCAACTATCACAGTCTGCGTCGTCAATTTCTTCTTGAGGTATGTCATCAAGTTTGCTGATGTCTATTTCGCCTTGGCCGTCAAAAGTATTAAAATAGTAGAGTTGTTTACCTCCATATTTATAGAACATTAATAAGTCTTGTATCATGGTACTCATTGGAATCTTTTCATCTTCAAAAAAAGTTGGGTTATAAGACGTATTAACACTAATTCCTTGATCAATATATTTTTGTAAAACTGCACAAATCTTTAAATAACCTTCAGGAGATTTTTGATCCCATAGTAAGTTATATTTGGATCTTAATTTATGGATACCAGGAACAACTTGTTTTAGAACTCCGTCTTTGGATTGCTTAACAGATACAAAAGATCTTGGAGGCTCAATGCCATTAGTAGCATTAGCAATTTGGGCTGAAGTTTCAGAAGGCATTAACGCCATTAGTGTAGAATTCTTGATTCCCCACTCCATAATATCTAAACGTAGTCCATTCCAGTTTTGTCTTTCAACATGAGGAACTAGTTCATCAATTTCTTTTTTACGAGTATCCATTGGCATAATACCCTTGCTGTATTTAGTCTCGTTAAATCCAGAAGGAGCACCCCACTCTTTTGCTAAGTTAGCGGAAGCTTTGATCAAGTAAAAACTCCACGCTTCAGCATATTCATCCAATAATTTTAGATTTGGTTCTTCATATGATGTATTATTTTTAGCCAACCAATAGGCGAGATTAATTATTCCAATACCCAGAGGACGACGTTTCATTGTAGCATTCTTAGCTGCTTTTACGGGGTAGTCTTGATAATCGAGCAAGGCATCTAAACCACGAACAGCTAACTCACAAGGCTTTGCAAAATCTGAAGGTTTACTAATTTTACCCCAATTAATAGCACTTAACGTACATAAAGCAATTTCACCGTCATCACTATCAAAACTACTTAGAGGCTTTGTTGGTAAATTAATCTCACAACATAAATTAGACTGATGAACGGGGGCCACTTTTTCATCAAAAGAAGAGTGTGTGTTGGCATGGTCTACGTTCATAAGATAGATACGCCCCGTATTTTTTCTTTCTTCCATAAACGAAGAAAATAATTGAATAGCAGGTATTATTTTCTTACGAATATTTGGGTGTACTTCTGCTTTTTCATATAAGTATTTAAACTCTTCTTGATCGTTGAAAAAAGCTTCATAGAGGCCTGGAACGTCACTTGGCGAAAATAATGTAATATCTCCTCCAGAAAGTAGTCTTTCATACATGAGTTTGCTAAATTGAACTCCATAATCCATATGTCTAACACGGTTGTCTTCTGTACCTTTGTTATTCTTTAGCACCAAGAGATCTTCAACTTCCAAATGCCAGATTGGATAGTACAAGGTGGCGGCACCATTTCGCACACCGCCTTGAGAGCAGGATCGTGTCGCACTTTGAAACATTTTATAGAACGGAATAACTCCTGTATGGTAAGCATCCCCACTTCGGATTGGGCTTCCGAGGGCTCTAATTCTACCAGCTCCGATGCCGATGCCTGCTTTTTGACTGACATACTTAACAATACTGCTAGTACTAGCATTAATACTATCCAATGAATCATCTGTTTCGATAAGAACACAAGAAGAGAATTGTCGTTGTGGCGTGCGCACCCCAGCCATAACAGGAGTAGGCAAGGATATGTCAAATGTAGATATTGCATCGTAGTAATCTTTCACCCATTTAATTCTAGTTTCTTTAGGATAATTTTGGAAAAGTGTCATAGCAATAAGCATGTAAGCCATTTGTGGGGTTTCAAATATTTGCTTTGTGACACGGTTTTGAACTAGATACTTCCCTCTAAACTGTTCCATAGCTGCATAAGTTAAAGTATTATCTCTTTGATGTTTTATGAAACTATTTAGTTTACTGAACTCTGATTTAGTATAAGTAACAAGAATATCCTTATCGTAAAATCCATTTTCTACATTTTTTATAACTAAAGTATGCAAATCCCAAGGATCAAACTGCCCGTAAACCATTTTACGTAAGTGATAATTAATCAAACGCCCTGCAACCCACTGATAGTTAGGGGTTTCTTCAGAAATTAAATCAGCTGCTGACTTAATTAAAGTTTCTTGTACATCTTCAGTTTTGATTCCGTCGAAGAATTGGATCTGCGAATGAATTTCCACCTCACTTGCACTAACACCAGCAATCTCTTCACAAGCAAAAGTCACTACTTTATGTAGTTTTTCAATATTTAGAGACTCACGTGTGCCATCACGCTTAATAACTTTGGTCATTTGATTTCCTTACTGTATAGAACTTATATTATCGTCTTTAACGATAGAAACTTTATCAATTAATGGATGGGTAAAATCA